CGGCAGCTTGACGGACACGTCGTCCGTGATGATCACGTTGTCACTTGATGACTTCGTGGCCGGCTTCACGGTGAGCTTGATGGTCACCGTTGCGGCCTTGCCGCGCTCGGTGACAGCCTGTGTGGCATCACGGATTGCGTCCTCAATGTCGCAGCAGAGCAAGCCGTTGCGAATCAGTTCCAAAGAAAATTGCTGGTCCATTTCTATCCCCAAATCAGCCATCCAAGAAAAAGTCCCGGGCCGAAGATCAGCACGGCCGCGATACAGATCGTCAGGCAGAGCTCTGTCAGCCCGAAGGTTTCGTCATCGTCTCGAATCACACATACCTCTCAATGGCTTTGAGCCAAATCTTCAGATCTGCCCGTAGCCCTTCCGCGTACTCGTTAAGCGTCTCCCGGGAAATCACGCTGCGCTGGCATTCGTCCAGTGCGATCATGTAGGTCAGCAGTTGCGGCATCAGGTACTCCTTGGCAACAGCCACGTCGACAAGGCTGACCATGTGTGCGATGCGGAGCCATTGCACGTAGTACTGCTTTTGATAGGGCTTTTTAAGCAGCTTCCTGGCTTCCTTCACTACGTCCCTCAGTAACATCAATTTCTCCTCTGAAATCCAACATGTCGGCGATGACCTCGGTGATCCATTTCTCAACACCGTCTCTTCCCTGGTAGCGCCGGGTGCGTAAGCGTCCCTCGGCATGTACCTGGTTCCCTTTGTGTATTCCCTGCTGCGCGATGTCGGCGAGATCTCCGAACGCAAGCACCGTGTGGTAGTTCCTTTCAACATTGCCGTTGCGCATGGGGGTTTCAGTCAGCAGTTGCAGGCGCGTCGCCTGGATAACTCCATCGCCGCCCTTGCGGTACTGCGGCGTGTGAACCACCTGTCCCACAAGAATCACTTTTTGGTAGGACATACGTGCTTCCCCATGGACTTGCGCCAGCTGAATTGCTTCTTCCAGTCGCTGCTCACAACCGGTGTGAGCTTCCCACCGGTAATGTTCTGAAGCATCAGATTCCGGATTTCGTCGTATTGGGCCTTCGTGAGGTTCACAAGGTATCGGTCAGCGCCGTAACCGGGACAGACGATCACAAACCATCTGTCGTCTTCCGGAGCGCCGCTGTCAGCTGCATGCAACTTGATCGTGGTGCCGTCTGCCTCGCTGTCAAAAGCCTGGCAGGCAAGATCCGGACGGAACTGCGGCTTCTCAGCCTGCCACGGGGCGTAGTCGCGGATGATCGCCTTGATGTGCTCAGGCGTTGCTATCAAGCGTGTCATTGGCAGCTTCCTCCTGCATGTAGCTGTCGCGTTGCCGGCAGTTTTTGATGATGAGATTTCTCAAGTCCTCGACTGCTTTGGCGAGTTGCGGCAGGACGAACTCCAGCGCGGCCGCATCGGCGTAATCGGCATGGCCGAGTCGGACTTTGGCCGAGATCGCCTGGATGCCGACGCAGTAACGGCTCAGCTGTTCGTTTTGTTCGGATGTCCATAACATTCCATTTCCTGATGGATAAAAAAAGGCCCCCGATTGCTCGGAGGCCTTGGTTGAAAAGGTAAGAATTATTTTTCTTTGGCGGAGCCCTCAAAATCAAGGCTCATTTGACCGCCAAAGCGCTCGACGATCTTTTTCTCATATTCCTCACGCGTCTTAGATGACTCAGCCATTTCTAAAACTCGCCCCAGCTGGAATCTCAGAGCCTTTGTTCCAATATCACTAAGAAATTGAAACAGCTTTTTATTGTTCTCGCCCGTCTCATGCTTTTGGTTGCGCAAGAGTTTTAATACCCGTCCGTTACTTTTTGCCAGAGGGGTGTATACGTGATCAATAGTTAACACTTTAAATTTCCAGGGCCAGCCACGCTCCGGCATCTGTATTTGGTACAAACGAGTCCACTCGCCATACAACTCCACAGGAAACTCGCTCTCATATCGTTTCGCTTCTTCTTGAACAAATCGCTTGAAAGCTATGAGGAACTGTTCTTTGGTCGAGTTCATCCCGACAATCTTATAGACCAGTTCTCGTATGCCGGATTTTGCGCAAGCGGTCGTAATGACGGAGGCATGTTTTGCGATCTCGTGTTGACTGGTCTTGAGAGCGCCTTCGATTTCAGCCTTATTTACGGCTTTGCAGATATCAATCAGAATGGTTACGTCGTAGCCATTAACCTCAACTTCAGGCCCATCAAGAGATGATTGAAAAACAAGCGGTTTTTGTATTTTTTCGATAAGTTCAGGCCCAAGGTACTGGCTAATGCTTTTCCCTTTTGTGAAGGATATAAAGCGAGAGCCGCCGGCTGTGACACTGAACCCTAGTGCCGCAGCCATGCCACGTTGACTGATCACCGGCGTTCTGTCATCGTTGTTAAGAACGTAGCACTCAACATCAAAACCAAAGTCTTCTTTGAAATTTCCTTTGTACAGAGCTTTTAAATGGCGAAACTGTGCAGCTTTGCGGGCTATGTCTTTGCGTTCTTCCGCTGATAGGTTTTTCGCTCTTGCCTGGCCGCCTTTTGATTGTTTGCTTTCAGTCATTTTGTTTCTCGTAACTCGAATCAATACGCGGATGATAGCAGGTAGAACAAAAAATGTTTTGCTTGCTAAAAAATGATGTTTTGGCGAAAGCTTAAGCGTGCAGAAACCTCCAGTGGGTCCGATGCCCGGGCTTTGTTAGCCCCACCCGTAAACTTCGTTCACAATGAAACTGAAAGGGGATCTCTTATTTTCTGAAGTTAGCTGCATTGTCAGGGAAACGATGAGTTGATCCCCGGAGCGAAAGCTGATTTCACGATTCGACACCTTCTTCATGAATTTGTTGTCCTGGATACTGACTTGCAGATGGCTTCCGCCACATATCACAGTCCATTTTTCCCCTGGGGTAAAGCATACGGTTTCGATTTCCACAATCGCGTTAGCTGTGAACATAAAACCCTCACAAAAAAAGCCCACATCAGCGCTCGCATCCAAGCGCTGAAATTGGCCTTCTCGAAGACTCAGGCGTGTTGTCGCCCCTCGGCCCCGAAGGCTGGGTCTTCGCTGCTCACCGGGCTGCGTGAGCTCAACTCGCGTACATGCAGTGCCCGCTGCATATCTAATCGGTCAGGAGCAAAAGCTGCTCTTTAACCGGCCCCCGCATTAAACAAATATTGAAAATTCAGGTCTCAGACTTGCTGAGTGGTTGACAGGGGCCGGTTAAAAAGGCTTCAGTGCGTCTCGGCTGCTTTTCTCTTGCGGCGCGTCGGCAGCAGATCATCCAGTGACTTCCATTTGGCCCACAGGCTGCCGTGGAAAAGCATGTTGCCGTCCCGGAACCTGCAGGCCTTGCGGTCGAACCGGGCGATGACGATATCGTCGTGGGTGGGGTACGGCCGCACGAGATAGAGCTGCGTGCTGTGGTCCTTGGGAGACGGCCATGAATCCGGATTGTCCGATTCGATGATGACCCAGTTGATCCGTTCGGTGACGATTTCCTTCATGGCTGCCTCATGCAAAGAGTTGACCAACGAGAAGGGCGGCATAGATGCCGGCCATCACGCGCATGACGGGAAGCCAGAACGCGGCCGAAGTGTCTTCGCGGCCGGCGCGGCGGATGTTTTCGTGAAGGATGTCGAGAGAGGTCATAATTCCACCTAAAACCATCATTTGGTGGAAATATACACAATAAGGTGAACTAAATGGCAAAAATAAAGGTGTTCGAATCAAGACAATTCGTCCACCTTTTGATGATTGTCAAATAGGTTTAATTAGCGTCGGCGGTAAATCCGGTGCTCGACCATGACGCCGATGATCGTGGTGGAGCTGTTTTCGATAACGGGAAAGTCGTTATTCAGAGGGACGAGCTGGAACTTGTCCTTGGTTTCCAGGCGGAACTTACGGAAAACGGCTTCTCCGTCGCTGACCGCAACGACATAGTCGCCGGGCGCAGGGGTGAGCCCGGTATCAATGATGATCCGCTCCCCGATGTTAAAAACGGGGGACATGGAAGGGTCTTTGATTTCGAGCGCAAGCAAGTTGCCGATAGGTTTCATACTGGTTAGCAGGACATCAATTGGTTCCGAGTCAAGGCCGGAGGCTATGTCCGACCATGTTCTCAAGGGAACCCGGTACTGACCAACCTGGCTAATTGATAGTCCTTCTCCTTTTATAGGAAGGTCCAAAGAACCGGGTTCTAGACATAGCTCTGCTTCAAGCTTTCTGGCTAGTCTTTCCCCAATGGTTCTTCTGCCGGCTGCGCAGTCTGAAATTTGGCTTTTTTGACGTCCTGTGATCTCAACAATTTGAGATAAGCCTTTGGTCTTGACAATCAGTGCGAAGTTACTTGTGCGCAACTTCCGTAATTCTTGCATGTCCATGGATCGCCTCTAATTGTTGTTCTACTTCTTGAGTTTATTCCCCAAAAGGTGGTGATCTCAAAACTAAAACATGGTATCATCAAAAACATCAAAAGGTGGTATTCATGAAATTTCGAGACTATTTCTTATCACTGCCGGCGGAGTCAAAGAATGCGCTTGCATTTGAGTGCGATGTAAGCAAAAAGCACTTGGTAAATGTGGCATACGGATGCAAAAAGCCATCCAAGTTCATAGCCCTTAAGGTCGAGGAGTTTTCCCGGGGGCTCGTGCGTCGTGAAGATGTGCTTCCGCAGGTCGAATGGGATCGGCACCGTAAGGCTGCGTAACCATGCCAGAACGCACTTATTTCGACCCTTTTCGGACTCAGCGAATCCTCATTGCCGATCAGCGCTTGTCGAGCAATGAGCTACTGGTTGCGCTGGTGATTCTAGCGAACCGCATATCGAAGACCGGGGACTGCAAGCTCAAGAATGCTGACCTGATGGCAGGCACTCGGCTGAGCAAGAGCTCCGTCCAGCGCTGTGTATCCGGATTGGTTGAAAAAAGTGTTGTGAAAGTCGAGCGAACCGGTCGCAAAAGTCAGTTCATTTTTGTATGCGACGAAGCCGAAATAGAGGACTGCGATGTTGAAGAAGGAGTGTCAGAAAGACACATCAGAGGTGTCACACAGACACCCCAAAAGGATGGATTGGTGTCACACAGACACCTCAGAGGTGTCACAGAGACACCCCTCTCCTTCAATATAGATAAACAAAGTTTTAACAAAGAAAACCCCTCCCACGCACGCACGAGCGCGCACGCGCGTGAGGCGGACATCGCGCCCTGGGAGGAAGAACCCGAACTTCCTGATCCCGAAACGCTTCCCGACTCAGAGATGCAATCCGCTGCCTCCTGGGAGGATCTGCAGGAAGCTGACGCCCTGATGCAAGCAGAGGAAGCGTCAAGCCCTACACGCCATCTTCAGAAGAAGTGCCCTTATGAGGCTTTGAAGGACCTTTACCACGCGGTGCTACCTGAGCTTGAGCCGGTACGTATTGACACCGAGAGACGCAAGCGTGACGTTCAGGAGCTTTGGCGTGAGGTTGTCAAGCGGCAGGAGTGTAAGAGCGTTGCTGACGGTCTTCTCCAGTTCCGTCGGTATTTCGCGAAAGTAAGGCGGTCAAGGAT